AAAGCAAATGCTAACAGCGCAACAATTAGGCGAAAACAAGCAAAAGCAAGAAGCTAGACAGCGTTATCAAGAGGCATTAAAAGGCGCTATAAGTATGCAACCTGTAGGTACTGGATTAACGCAAACTGGAGCTGGCAGTCAGGCTCAAATGTTGCAAGATCAAACTAGAGAGTTTGGTCAAGAAGGTATTGACGCAACATTACGGTCTTTGCAGTCAAATGTAAATCTGCCTCAACAGAAAAAAGTAGACTTTGATAAATTACGAGAAGCTGCTTTAATGTACGCTGCCGAGCAAGAGCCAATAGAAGCGGCTAAGTTATTGCAGCCTAAAGAAGGCAAAGAAACTTTTACAGTTATGAGCGCAGAACAAAAACGGGAGCGTTTATTGCCTGTTAATCAACCTTACCAAATTAGTTCAAGCGGTAAAGTTTCTGAAATAGGATCA